ATACACGTTGGAAAGATTATGTTCAGGTGATGATGAAAGGTGTTTACACACCACATATTGATAGGTATATGAAAGATAATAATATACAAGATAACCAATGGCCTAGTAAGTATGCTTATGAAGAAATCAGATTTAAAAAATATGAACTAAATGATAAAGATGAATTTAAAGAACACGTTGATGTTTATGATTACAAGAGTGCTAAAAGATTTTTAGTATTCTTTTTATATTTAAATGACAATGAAGGTGGTCATACTACTTTTCCAGAGTATGATATCAAAGTAAAACCAAAAGCAGGCAGACTATTAATGTTTCCACCAATGTGGACATACAGACATACGGCAGAAAAACCAGTAAGTCAACCAAAGTATATACTAGGGAGTTATCTACATTATGTCTAAATCAGTAAAGATAGGTGGTGTTAGTTTACCAATAGAAGAATTACATTTTAGTTTCTTGACAAATAAGTTAAGAAAAGATTATGGCTTTATTGAATCTTCACAAAGAAATATACCAACAGATGGCTCTAATAATATTATGCCTATGTACACTTATCCTTGTTATGAATATATTAATAGTCTTGATTTAAAAGGTGTAAATGTATTTGAATATGGTACAGGATATAGTAGTGTTTATTGGTCTGAAAAGGATGTAAATTATTATGCTGTTGAACATAATCCAGAATGGTTTAAAAGAGTTAAAAGTGATAAAACTCCAAACGTAATATTAAAAGAAGAACCAGTTGACTTTGTAAATTCAATATTTCATTTTGATATAAAGTTTGACCTTATTGTTATTGATGGTATTATGAGATATGATTGTGTAAAACCAGCATTAGAAAATTTAAATAAAGGTGGAATAATAATATTAGATAATAGCGATTGGCATAAGAATACTAAAGAGTTGTTAGACAAATCAGATTTAATACCTATTCACTTTCACGGATTTAAACCTCTACACGTTGACTCTGAAACAACTTCGTGTTATATTGATAGAGAGTTTAAAAGAAAAGCGAATCATATAATACCTATGGCGGGTACAATAAGAGAGCAACATATAACGGATACAAAACAACTATGACAAATGATAGAATAGAATATACAATATTAAGTAATCTGTTTTACAAAGAAGAATATGCTAGAAAAGTTTTACCTTTTCTAAAAGAAGATTACTTTGTAAATAGAATTGAACAGGTTATGTTTACTGCTGTATTCAATTTTATTACAAAGTATAATAATGTACCTACTAAAGACGCAATAGCAATTGAGATAGCTTCAAGAAAAGATATTAATGATACTGAACATAGTCAGATAAAAGATTACATAAACACTATACAAGATGTTGAATCAGATGACCAATGGTTATTAGATACTACTGAAAAGTGGTGTAAAGATAGAGCCGTTCACAATGCAGTATTAACTGGTATTAAAATTCTTGATAAGAAAGATAAGACTAGAACACCAGAGGCAATACCTAATATTTTATCAGACGCATTGGCAGTTTCTTTTGATAACCACGTAGGTCACGACTATATTGATGACGCACAAAATAGATATGAATGGTATCATACAAAAGAAAAAAGGTATCAATTTGATTTAGATTATATGAATAGAATTACCAAAGGTGGTATACCAGCGAAGACATTGAATATTGCATTAGCAGGTACCGGTGTTGGTAAATCTTTGTTTATGTGTCATTGTGCTTCAAACTTTTTGACTCAAGGTTATAATGTATTGTATATAACTTTAGAAATGGCAGAGGAAAGAATTGCAGAAAGAATAGACGCTAACTTATTAGATGTTTCTATGGATGACCTACACGTAATGCCTAAAGATTTATATGATGATAAACTTAAAAAGATTTCAGATAAGACCTATGGTAAATTAATTATCAAAGAATATCCAACAGCGTCTGCTCACGCAGGACATTTTAAAGCATTGTTTAATGAACTGGCTTTAAAGAAATCATTTAAACCTGATATACTTTTTATTGACTATTTAAATATATGTGCTTCAAGTAGATTCAAAGGTGGTAATATTGGTTCTTATTTTTATATTAAGGCAATCGCTGAAGAGTTAAGAGGCCTTGCAGTAGAATTTAATGTACCAATCTTTAGTGCAACACAAACAACAAGAACTGGTTATACAGCAACAGATATTGGATTAGAAGACACGTCTGAATCTTTTGGTTTACCAGCAACAGCAGATTTTATGTTTGCTTTAATGTCAACTGAAGAGTTAGAAGCTCTAGGTCAGATGAAAATTAAACAACTTAAAAATAGATACAATGACCCAAGCGTCAACAGGTCATTTATCGTAGGTGTAGATAGGGCTAAAATGAGACTATATGATGTAGGCCAATCAGCACAATCAATTGTTGACAGCAATCAAAAAGAAGTAGAACAAAAAGAGGTCGCTTACGATAAGTTTAGTGACTTCAAATTATAATGCCAAAAAAGAAAACACAAAAGGTTAGATTTCATAAAGGCGATAAAAGACCCGGAGGGAAACAAGTTAAATTGTCATACGATACAAAATTAGTTAAACGTGGTAGAAAAATGATATGGCAGGTTATAGAACAACCTACAAAGTCGGTGATATCGGAGTATTTCTTTGAAGAAGACGCAAGAAAACTAGCAGATTTTCAAAACGAACATAAGATTTGGCAGAATAACGGTGGTGTACCACCTTTCCTTTGTCTTAATTATATGTCAAAAAACTAGTTGCCAAATGCTCCTAAATATAGTAGGAGAGATTAATGGCATACGACTTTATACCTAAATCACAGGCAGATATACAAAAGGCTGGTGTGTTTCTAAAAGAACACGCTAGAGTCTATGAATATTTACATAAAAAATTTAATAGACCTGACCCTATTGCATTAAGCAGAAAGCCTGCTGAAAAGAAAACTATAAAAATTACTAGAGCTTTTCAAAGTGTAACCACAATACAAGAACTTAAACAAGCATTGAAAGTTAATGAAGTAAAACTTTCTTTTGGAGAAGGCAGTAGAGGTGGTAGAGGTGTTGCTAATAAAGGTGGTCAGTTTGAATTAGATTTAACAAAAGATTTAGATACTTGGTGGGAAGATGAAACTGATTACAAAAGTAAACACTCTAAAAAAATTATAGATGAAATGTCAAGTATGTATGGTTGGGCTAAATCTAAAAAATTTGATGTAAATAATGAAGGTGGTTTGAATCAAAAAAGACCATTAATTTTTACAACACAACCATTTATAGGAACAGCCGGTGACCAGAATATAGGAAAGACCGTGACAGATATTACGGTGACTTCAGATAAAGGTCCTGTTTATCTTTCTCTAAAGGCAACAGGAACGGTAACATTTTTTAATGCTGGTGTTACCAAATATCTTATTGCAGATGAAATGAGAAACCACGGAACAATTAAAAACAAACAAGGTTTAATGTTGTTAAAAATGTTAGGTTTAAAACCTAAAAAATTAGCAGATGTATTTAACTCTTATGGTGGTAAACAAGAAAGAAGTGAAGAAAATGTCTTTAGTAAAATGGAAAAAGAAAAGTTTATTAAGTTTTTGAAATCGGGTATAGGTTATGGTTATCATTATGTACACGCAAAAAACCCTAATGAGATACACCATTTCAAGATGACTAGAGAGTTTATGAATAAACTTGCTAATCCAGTCTCAGCTATCGCATATTATGGTGGTAAAAAGAGTGCTGGTAAACGTGTAGATATAGATATTGACACACCATATATAACCTTGAAAATCAACATAAGAAATAAGCAAGGAGGAGTATATCCTAGCCATATTATGTGTGATTATACTTTCAAAAAATATAAATAGTAGTGTGATTTAATATTGACAATTATGGAAAATTTTGGTATAATGGACAAATTGGAGAACAAATGTTTAGTTTTAAAGGATTTTTTACACAGGAAAAGAACACACACCTAGAACACCTTGAAGATGATATTATCAATAATGGTGTTAAAGGCGGTGAAAACGCAATCAACTTCCTGAAATCGGTACGAAATATGCTAGCCGGTAATACCGGTGGTGCAACTAATATGACCGTTAAATGGGACGGTGCGCCTGCTATAATATGCGGTCAAAATCCAGAGAACGGCAAATTCTTTGTCGGAACAAAATCAGTATTCAACGTCACTCCTAAAATCAACTATTCAATAGCAGATATAAAAAGAAATCACGGTACTTCAGGTGCAGGTGAAAAACTTATTTTTACTTTTAATTACCTTAAAAGATTGCCTATCAAAGGTATACTACAAGGTGATTTATTGTTTACAGACAAAGATAAGAAATTAGTTAATATTGATGGTGAAAAAATGATTTCATTTACACCTAATACAATAACATATGCAGTACCAGTTGATAGTGATATCGGCAGAAAAATTGCCAGAGCAAAAATGGGTATTGTATTTCATACATCATATGCTGGTAAAGATATGAAAAGTCTATCAGCAGGTTTTGGTACCGTAAGAGGTAGTGGTGGTACAAGTATATTCTTGGCGTCTGCTCAATATACAGATAAATCTGGTTCTGTAATGTTTAACAAAAGAGAATTAACGGCTTTTGACGCTCAGATAAGAATGGCTGAAGGCTCTTTATCTAAAGCAAAAACATTATTAAATGATATGTCAACAGCTAAAGAAGACCCATTATCGGTTGCATATAGATTAAAAACTTTCTTTAATTACTTTATTAAAAATACGCAAGGTGATATGGGTAAAGTTAGAGATATGCAACAAAAGTTTAGAGATTATTATAACAATATGCTACAAGGTGAAATAGATTCTAAAAAAACATCTAAAGGTAAAGAGAAGTATATTGTAGCACAAAAAAATGGTTTAAGACTTATTGATAGAAACAAACAAGCTTTATACTTTGCGATTGCAAGTCATATTACTTTAGCAAATGCTAAGAATACTTTATTAAGAAAAATGAATCAAATACAAAGTATAGGTCATTTTGTTAGAACGTCAAATGGTTATAGAGTGACGGCACCAGAGGGTTATGTTGCAGTTGATAAAGTTGCAGGTGCAGTTAAACTTGTAGATAGATTAGAATTTAGTAGGCAAAACTTTACAATACCTAAAGGGTGGAATTAATGAGAACTTTACCAGATACAATTGATTTAATTAAAAAGAAACTAATAGGTGTTTTAGACTTTTTTTATTCTATATGTGAAAGTATAGGTGGTAGAATGAGTGTATGGGCTTGGCAAAAAAGATGGTGCAATAGACAGAAAGGCACAGGTTATAGAAAGTGAAATTTGTAGAAAGATTTTTAAGAGAAGTTAAAGGCGGACCTTGGCAGATTATAATGATAGGTGGACCAGGTTCTGGTAAATCAACTTACTCAAAATATATAACTAAACATTTTGACATACCACACATTTATACTGGTGATATGATGAGAGACTTAGCAAAGAAAGATACACCAGACGGAAAAAAGGTAAAAGAATTATTAGCAAATGGTAAATTTGCACCAACAGAAATTGTAATGCGAGAGGTTATGGATAGATTAAAACAACCAGACGCAAGAAACGGTTATGTATTTGATGGCTTTCCTAGAAGTATGGAACAAGTAGAGGCTATGGATAAAAATAATATTGAACACAACTATATTATTAATTTACAAGTTTCTGAACAAGAAGTTATAAAAAGATTAACTGCCAGAGGTAGAGCAGACGATAAACCAGAAATTATTAAACAGAGATTAAGAGAACACGAAAAACAAGTTGGTCCTGTTATCAAACATTTTGAAGAACAATTAATAAATATAAAAGCTGAGGGTGCTGAACCTGAAGTTATTGCAAACAAGATAATTAAAAGAATAGAAAGATGAAAACATTTAACGATATAAGATATCAAGAATTAAAAGAGGGGTTATATGACCCAAATATCTTTAAGGCATTTTTTCTTGCAGGTGGTCCAGGTTCTGGTAAAACATTTGTGACAAGAAGTGCATTTGGTGGTACAGGTTTAAGAATGATAAACTCTGATAATGCTTTTGAAGTTGCATTGAAAAAAAATAATTTATCTCTTAAAATGCCGGAAGATGAGGCAGAAGCAAGAGATATAGTAAGAGCAAGAGCAAAGGCGACAACAGGAAATGTAATGGATTTATCAATCAAAGGTAGATTAGGTATGGTCGTTGATGGTACTGGTAGAGATTATGATAAGATTAAAAACCAGACAGCACAATTAAGACAATTAGGTTATGATTGTTATATGATATTTGTCAATACAAGTTTAGATGTTGCATTAGAAAGAAATTCAAAAAGAGAAAGAAGTGTACCAGAATATATAACTAGAAAATCTTGGGAAGGTGTACAATCTAATATTGGTAGATTTCAAAATTTATTTGGTCTACAAAATATGGTCATAGTAGATAATAGTAAAGATGATAAAGAACTTACAACGGTTGTTATGAATAAAGTTGGTAAAGCAGTAAGAGGTTTATTATCAAATAAAATTAAGTCATACACGGCAAAAAGATGGATGGCTACAGAAAGAAAATTAAGAAGAAGATGAAAACGTTTAAAGAATCAATAATTGATATACCGAGAAGGACTTATGCGCCAAAAGTATTTGATGACGCAGATACTCCTAATCCTACTATCAAAGATAGTGTAAAGAAACAGATTCAAAATCAATTAAAAGAATTTGAGTCCGAATATCCTATTTTAAAAGTATCATTGATTGGTTCTATTTTAACAAAAAGATATAGAAATGACGCAGACCTAGACCTTAATGTATTGTTTGATGTGCCTGCTGAAAAACAAGAAGAAGAGAGAACAAGATTATCTAAAAAGTATTTGTCTGCTAACAATCCAGATAATATACAAGGTAAACTAATACCTGGTTCTGAACACCCTATTAATTATTACTTCATAACTGATAAAGAAACTTATGATGACCAGAATAAAAAGGCTGACGCAGTATTTGATATAGAAAATAATAAATTTATTAAAAGACCAGAAGATTTTACCTTTGATGTAAAATTGTATATAAATGATTTTGAGAAAAAGGTACAAGAGTTAGATGTAATTAAAGGTGAATTAAAAAGAGATATTATAGATTACAGAGAACTAGAAGAATTAGAACCTAATGATATTTTAAATCTACAAGATAGAATAAATGATAAGTTAGAAGAGATAGAAGATAGTATTAAATCTATTATCAAAGTAGGTGATGGTGTTGACGCAGATAGAAGAGCTGCATTTGATAAAGATATGTCACCAGATGAAATACAAAAGTTTGGTATAAAAAATAGATTACCTAAAAATGTTATCTATAAGATGTTAGAAAAGTATCACTATCTAAACTTCTATAAGAAGTGTAAGAAAATTTTAGATGATGGTAAAGTATCTGATAAAGAGATAGATGATTTAGAAATGCACGAAGCAAAAGGTAAATCAATTGCATTTAGTTTTGGTAGATTTAATCCACCTACAACTGGTCACGAAAAGTTAATTAATAAAGTGGCAAGTGTGAGAGCAGATGATTACAGAGTTTATTTAAGTAGAAGTCAGGATCCTAAAAAGAATCCATTATCGCCTAGACAAAAACTAGACATAATGAAGAAGATGTTTCCTAGACACGCAAGAAATATAGAAGTTAATAATACAAATATGATATTAGATATTTGTACACTACTTTACAAAAGAGGTTATACAGATATAACTATGGTTGTTGGTAGTGATAGAGTAAGAGAGTTTGATACAATAATAAAAAAATATAATGATGTAAAATCAAGACACGGTTATTATAATTTTGAAAATATTAATATTGTATCTGCTGGCGAAAGAGACCCGGATGCTGATAACGTATCAGGTATGTCAGCAAGTAAGATGAGAGCAGCTGCTTCAAGTAATGATATTAGTAGTTTTAAAAGAGGACTACCAAGAGGTGTTGACGCAACTGCCATTATGAAACAAGTTAGACAAGGTATGAACTTAGCCGCTCAATACACAGGAGAGACTAGAGAAGTTGTACCGTTTAAAGACTTTGAACACCAACAAATTAGAGATTTATATATTAGAGAAATGATATTTAATGTTGGTGAAAAAGTTAACTATGTCAAAGAAGATGTACAAGGTATAGTAAAAAGAAAAGGTACAAATTATGTTGTACTAGAAGATAATAAAAATAATTTACACAAAGCTTGGATATGGGATTGTGTACCTGTATCAGCAGATAGAGAGGTAGACGTGAGGGAATATAACCTAGACGTTGACTATGGATTTGAAGCAGTATCAGAGGCCTCAAAAGCACATACTGATAGATTAGCTCAAGATAAAGACGTGAAAGATAAAAAAGGAACACAACCTAAAAAATATTATAGTGGATTACAAAAAGATGTTAAAGACAAAAGAGCTGGCCATTTTAAAGGCAAAGACACAACAAAGAATGACAACACACCAGCACCTGGAGATAAGACGGCAAAGACAAAGCCTAGTAAGCACACGCAAAAATATAAGAAAATGTTTGGAGAGTTATATAGTGAACTCAAAACCAAAGTCAAAGAAAGTACGGACATTGGTCAAGACTACTATAAACATACATCAACCATAACACCAGGTGAACCAGACTATGCAGGATATGAAAATCCTACTTACAAACCATCACAACCAGGTAGTGGTGAAAGGCCTGAAATTAAAAAGGTAAAAGGTTTCCTAGAAAGAGAAGTAGATAAACCTACTCAAAAAGAAGTAAAAGAATGGGCGGCTTCAGAGTCCACAATTGATAAATATAGGGAACGATACAAAGAACAATGGAAAGCAAAGCTTGAAGAGGCTGTTGCTAAAATGATAGAGAGAATTTAATGAAGACATTTAAAGAGTACGATAAAATTGATGAGGCCTGTGAAGATGTTATCTTTGAACACGAATTAGAAGGTATTGAAGAGGCTGAATTTCAAGGTAAAAAGGTCAAACTTAATGACCCAATACGTGGTGGAAGTAAAAAATTTTACGTATATGTCAGAGACGGTGATAAAATTAAAAAAGTATCGTTTGGCGATACAACAGGATTAAGTATAAAAAGAGACGACCCGGCTAGAAGAAAAAGCTTCAGAGCTAGACACAATTGTGAAAATCCTGGTCCAAAAACTAAAGCAAGATATTGGTCTTGCTATCAATGGAGAGCGGGAGCAAAGGTAGATAACTAATGAGTAGATATAGAAAAACATTTAGAGAAGCAATGGCTGAGGTAGAACTTAATGAAGTTGGTTACCTACAATCAAGATTAAACGATAAACAAATTATGAACATCAAAAAGATTTGGCAATTCAAAACTAAATCAGATGTCACACCAGCAGTTAAAAAAATGATTGCAAATATGGATGTACCAACTCAACTAGCAATTAAAGACGCAGGTATAAAACATATATCAGATTTAATTGAAGGTAGAATGTCAGAAATAGACGCAATGGTAAAAGACGGTAAGTCGGCCGCTCAAATTGCAAAAGCATTAAAGATAGATGTTAAAGCTGTAAAAGCAATTCTTGGTGAAGAAGAAGGTGATTCTGCTCAAGATATGCAAGACGCAAAGCCAGCTAAAGAAAAAATTAAAGAGAATGTTGAAACTTGGTCAGAAGCTGCTGATGAAATGGATAAGAAAAAAAAGAAAGATGATATAGCACCTGATTCAGAGGCGCAAGCAGCGACAGAAAAAACAGACGATAAAGAAAAATTAAAAGCTCAAGTAGACCAGAAACAGGCAGAAATTAATCAACTAAAAGCAAAGGCTGAAACGGATAAGGCTAAAGTTGCTAAAAAAGAAACAGAAAAAATGGTAAATCCTGAAACTGGTGAACCATTATTACAAGTTGGTATTGCATATAAACATATGCGAGATAAAATGAAGAGAGAAAAGGAGCAAGTAAAAGAAGAAACATTAGAAGAGGCTCCTGATTCAATAACACCTATGATGTTAAAAACTCTTAAAAAAGAATACGAACCTTTTAGAGGTAAAAAAATTACTGCTGCTAGAGCAAAACAATTAATGAATATACTTGACAAACTAAATGATAAAAATTTAGAGATTTTAGGTAAAGCAAATATACCTTTTGTTTCATCTGGTTCTAAATCAAAATTAGTAGTTAGAAAAATGAAATTTAAAACAACTACTATTAATCCTTTTAAAGAAGGAATAGATTTAGATGAAGAAATGTTTGAAGCTTGTTGGACAGGTTACAAACAAGTTGGTATGAAGAACAAGGGTGGTAAACAAGTACCTAATTGTGTACCTGAAGAACAAGAAGAAACAATTAAAGAATATTCTACACAACAAATTAAACAAGCATATGGTATTGCAAACGACCCTAGATATAAACAAGGTAATTATTCAGGTGCTGTTTCAGCAATTGAAAAACTTGCAAAAGGTTTATCAAGACATCCAGATGTACAAAAAGTTTTAAAAAGAACTAATGAAGATATTAACGAGGGCAAGTTTACTAAATTACACAACTTACTAATTCAAAAAGGCCGAATGGCACAAGCAAAAGATAAACAAGGTGAAAATAATACTGATAAAGAAATTGCAAAACAAAAGAAGTTTCTAGGTATGAATGAAATGAAAAAAGATGACGCTTACGCAATAGGTATGTCACAGGCTAAAAAAGTTATGAATGATGAACCACCTTTAGCTAAGAAAACAATTAAAAAAGGTCACGAAATTGCAGATAAGATTTTAAAAAAAGAACAAAATGAAAATCATCCTAGTAGAGAAATTTATGAACAGATTAAAGGTTTAAAAAACAAAGCTGAAAAATCTGGTATGCCATATGGTATACTTAAAAAAGTTTATGATAGAGGTATGGCAGCTTGGAGAGGTGGACACCGACCAGGAGCTACACAGCAACAATGGGCTTTTGCTAGAGTAAATTCATTTGTCACTAAATCAAGTGGTACTTGGGGTGGTGCAGACAAAGACTTAGCAAAACAAGTAAAGGGAAAATAAAATGGGATATTTAAATAACAAACCTGGCAGTATTGAAGAAGTAGCCAAGAATTTATCAAAACATACTGAAGAAAGTGGATATCAAAAGATGTTCAAAAAGGAACTAGAGAAAACTGGTAAAGGTATCGGTTCTATGTCACCTAAAGAAAAGAAAGACTTTTTTAATATGATTGATAAGAAATACAAAAAAGAATCAGACGGCCAAGGTACTACTATGACAGGTATGAAGAAGACCAAAGTAGAAACTGAGCCAAAAATCAACTATAATAAGTAAAGAAAGTGCTTGCCTTTTATATAACCTTGTGTTATAATAAGTCATAATAAAAAAGGACAACACTATGAAAAAAATATATTGTGATATGGACGGTGTTCTTGTTGACTTTGTAAAAGGTGCTGAGTCTCTTACAGGTAAATCAATTACAGACTGGTCTAAAGGTAGTAAGTCAGAAAAATGGGGTATGATAAAATCTAACCCTAATTTTTGGCGAGAGTTACCTTGGATGTCAGGCGGTAAACAACTCTGGAACTTTTTAAAAAGATACGATACAGAAATTTTATCAGCATTTGTTGAAGATACTTACGACAAGAATTGTATACCAGGAAAAAGATTTTGGGCATCCAAAAACCTAGGTATATCATCAAACAAAATTAATTTAGTTAAGCGTGTACAAAAACAGCAGTTTGCTAAAAAAGACGCAATACTAATTGACGATTATCCTAAAAATGTAAATGAGTTTAGAGCCAGAGGCGGACAAGGTATTGTTCACAATGGTGATACTTCAAGAACTTTGAGACTTCTTAAAAAGATGATGTAATATGTTAATTAAGAAATATGATTTAAAGTATGATGTGAATAAATTATGTTCAGAATTAAAAACCTTATTCCCTAAAAAAGATTACAAATGGCATAATGAGTTTCCTTGTAGAAACGGAACTTATTATTATAATTTATATGACGGTGATTTACCAAAACATATAGAGAATGCTATAAACGAAAGTATTGGTGTTAAGATAAAACCTTTTTCATTTTTATGGGATTGGGATTGTACAACACTAGAACTAGAACCTCACAAAGATGATTACGCAGCCGCTACGGCAGCTCATACAAAAGGTCAAAGAGAAGAATATATATCACACTTTGATGATAGAGTATTTGTTTCAGACGCCAAAGATTCAGGTAGAAAAAATAAATCAGCACCTTTAAATGTCGTTGTAGGTTTACAAAACTATACAAGAACTGAAATATTAAATGAAAAAACTGGTAAGTGGGAAAGTATGACCTATGGACCAGGTGAAGTAATATTTTTTAATAACGAAGATTATCTCCATAAAGTATTCGTAGTAGGTAAAGATAAAGAGACCGTTCCTAAATGGTCTCTAAATTGTTATGTAGACCATAGCGAGATTACCGACCCATTATTTTGGGACAAAGACTAATTCCTTTATAAATATTGGTGTATATTAACAATTGAGTACCAATAATTTAACTTAAAGGGAGAGAATACTATGTCATCACATACTAATAAAGACGAAGCTGCTGGAGCACCGTTATGGGCTGTAGCTGCAATCAGAAAAGAGCCTACTTCGGCTAATAGAACTGATTTGTTCGGTGATACAACTGCTAACAATTTCATTACTGGTGTGACTATGGGTCTTTTTAATTTCAAAGACACAG